TAACCCGCCCCCGTCGACTCCGAAACCACAGATTAAACCTGGTAGAAAAATGAATAAAAAGCAGGAAGAAAATTGGTCAATAATGGTGGTAGATCTAACGGAAAAGGCGCCACAGAACAGTGGTGAAGCCGTACCTGTACACGGTAGAAACGAGGGTACAGAAAGCTTCTGCGTTACCAAGAAGTGGGACAGCAAAAGAGGAATTTGGGTGGATTCGACAACAGATACGACAATAATCAAGACCAACATTGAAAAAGAAATAGCTAACGTTAGGTCAGAGTTAGCCAAGGTCCAAAGATGTCTTGAGACAGAAAAATACTATCACGGCTTCTACAAGAGCAGGATAAAGTTACTTGAAGAAACGTTGGAATCATTAAAGAAGAAAGAAGATGTTGAAACTAAATAGTGCTTTCCGTAAGTGCAAGGTGTTGGTTATAGGAGCACACGTTGACGACGTGGAGTTTGGTTGTGGTGCTACAATTGCAAGGATGATACGTGAAGGACACACTGACGTGTACCATGTTTCGCTATCATTCTGTGCAGAGTCACTACCTGAAGGAATATTCGAAGACACTATTGTTCAAGAACACAGTAACGCTCTTAAATGTCTTGGTATTGGCAGTACTGGTTTTACCACAAGAAACTTACGTGTCCGACACTTTCCAGAGAACCGGCAGGAAATATTAGAATACTTTTGTGACCGAAATCGTATTCTTAAACCTGACATTGTGTTTGTGCCATCACGTAGCGATATCCATCAAGACCACAAGACAGAGCATGAACATGGGAATACCTTGGCAGCTTGCAATGTTACGAGGTTTCCAAGGCAATCTGCATTTAGCGGAAGCATTTGAAGTAATAAGGATGGTAAACAAGTTAGAACCAAAGGAAAAGGAGAAATAAAATGAAAGATTATGTATTAAAGGCAAATCCGACAGTCAAGGTGTTAGCTTGCAGGACAAACGAACCTGAAGGTTGGGTAATTATTAACCAAGGCAACTCACAGTTCATGAAAGACGAAAGGTTTCAAAGGGAGTACCAACCTGCTGTCAAGGAAACTCCCGAAGAGACGAAGGCAAGGGAACACAAAGAACTGCTACAAACGGTAACGGAACTCATTAGTAATCAAGCGGAACAGGAAAGGAAAATAGTGAAGCTTCAGAATACCATCAAGTCTATGAAGACCGACTTTGCTCAATCCCTCGCTGACATCATAATGAGAATGAACCATAAGGGGAAACACGACGGTTTCTTTGTTGGCGGTGTTACAGGAAGCGGTAAAGTGATTGGATGTCAAGTAAGGAAAGAGTGTCAAGAAGAAGATGAAACGTGGAGAGAATATGCAAGAACTATATTTGGTATTAAGAAATAACAACTGCTCCTCTCATAGATAACCTCCGGGGATTAGGGGACGGCAATACGCTGTCCCCTTTCCTTTTGCAACGCTACATTATTACAAGTATGTCTTGGTCTCTATCTCCAACATCAAGGTGAACAAAGTTTAGTTTTGGATAAATAAGTATTCTGCGGAAACCTACGAGTACCGCAAGCATGACAAGGAAGAATAGCTCACGGTTGTTTGCGTATCCGATATCAATTGCCTTGCAAAGGTGAACAGCAGACGACAAGTGAAACGATTTAGGTGAACCACCTTCGTTCCTGTTATGGTTAGGACATCTGCATCCTGAAGTTGGGTGCATTGGTTTTCCGTAAAGTGTTCTCATGATTTGTATCCTATCCATCAAAAGCTTACTGATTCGTAATGTACCACAACCACAACGACAAGCAATTTCACTTCTTGAAAAGTTTTCATACTTGTCAATGTCGGCTTCAACTTCTACATCTCTTGTATTGTGTGAACGTATAAAATTGTAACAACTTCTTGCATAACTCGGCAATCTGCTCATGAAGAATCTCCTCATTGTGGCTAAAACCTATAATTTGTACCGAAAACGATACGTTCCGACGTGTCAACACCAATAAAAAGGTCAACACGTTCGAGAGCGCACACACCCGCCGTTATTTGACCGAAGTAACTTTCGGCATGTTTAGATATGGCTAACCCGAAGAAAGGCTTCAGAATTGCCTTACGTTGCGTAGCATATTCTGTTATTGTATTATTAATAATAATTGTCCGCTCTGTTACCTTTATCTCCGACCTAATGTCAAAAAGCTGTCGTTTTGTCCAATAGTCAACTTCCACTCTTACCTGATAATTGTCACCTATAAAAGTTGTGTCAGCGGAAGCCTTGACTTCTGTAACATCTTGTCCGTCAACCACGACTATAACAGTGTCAATTACCGCTGGTGTCGAAACGAATACAGTGTCCACCGTTTCAACGTATAAAGTATCAATTACTGTCTCGGTTACAGTCTCAACTTCTACTCTTGGCTTTGCCATATATGCAAACAATAGATACACCACTGCTATCAACAATAACACTTCTAATATTTTGCGTATGTTTTCCAATTGTTCTCCTTATGCTACCGCTTCGTAAAAGAATACCTTTAGTTCCCTTACTTGTGGATTGGCTGTCCTGTCCAGAGATTCCAGTAATAGCCTAATCTTTATTGTGTCTTTGTCTTCAAGGTCGATAAAATCTCCAGCTTCATATTTCACTTCTGATTCGGAATTCACCTGTATATATGCACTGACTTCCGACTTTCCCTTTATAATATTATCTGTTTTCCAGTAAATCTGTGTCAGACCAACATTGTCGGTCTGGTACTCTGATAAGGTAAGTGTGACACTGTATGTTCCTTCAGCGGACGAAACGCTTGTTATTTCTATAAAGTTCTTTCCTGTCATGCTATCAACTCTTGTTGTCACATTAACTTTTGCACCTGAATCTAAGTCGTCGGTGTAAACTTCAATACTCTTATCTGTTGCTTCAAGTTCCAATACACGTGACTGCAAATGGTTAATAAGGTCATAAACCATCGGTGGTATATCATCTTCTTCTATTTCTTGTCTCACCTTCTCCGATGTCTTGACATCAGTAGCAGAATCATTAATTGTAAGCACGTCTGAAACAATAGCCGTCTTGGTCGCATTGTCAACTGGTTTTGTACTATTGGTATCTGCAATGTTATCCCATTCAACGTCAAGTTCGTCTGCTATATTAATAAAGTTTACACCAGTTTCGATGTCTGCTATTTTGACAACTTCGCCAATGTACCGCTTGCCATTGATTTGGTAATACGGTGCAACGTACAGGTCTTTCTTGTCGTCAGTTGTTTTTGACAATGACACTCTTTTTGTGTCAAGTTGTTTGCGGAAGGTACTTGATAGTTCAGGTTCGTGTGCATCCCATGTTCCCCAAAGTTCTTCTTCTCGCAATGCTGTGTGTATCTCTTCAAGTGTTGTGTCGTCGCCAACTGTACCGCTATCAGTTGTCACCCTGTCAGCAAAGGTGTCAAGTTCGTTAAGACCATACAAGCTGTTATCATCAGTATCAAACAGGATAGGATTACCATCTCGGTCATAAGGCACAGAGTTGACAGGTCGGTAGTAGAAGAACTCGTACTCGTTGAAACCGTTAAAAGTTTCTCCTGCGTTGAGCAGTGAGAGACACAAGCCATCCCAATCTGACGGATAGTTATTGTATTCTATTTCAAGGTATGCAAAGCTAACTGAAGCTTCATACTTGATAGATTCGACTTGATATGTATCAAAAAGTGTTAACAGCATTTGTACCTACTTATCGTAACGTAACTTTTGTTGATTTAACGAATGTGTGTTCTTCGGAATCGATTGTAACAGTTTCGATATCCTGTTGTATCTGTACAAGTTTTACTACTTCTTCGGCAAGTGAGCGAAGATTCGAGTTGTCGAATATAGCATCAAATGTTAACAGTGGAAACGTTTCGTCAACATTGAACGAGTAAACATGGTCGCTACTGTAATTTCCAGCGAACTCTTCCCATACTTCCACAACTGCATAGTTGACACTCGGTGCATAGGCAAACGAAGCAATGAAGTATTCAATACCGCTTATTGTCGTTGTTGTGTATATCCGTTGCGTCGTAAACGTTAGTAGGTCAGAACCAGGCACTGCTGGATCGCCTGTCAAGAACATACAACTCATGCCGACACCACCTGTATGCTCTGAACGTTTCTTGAACTTTATGGTTAATGCGTTCGCATTAGATGGAAAGCTATAACTAACATCCCCTGAAGGTGGTGTAACGAAAGCGTACGAAACGCCTATTGTCTCGTAAATGTTCTCAATAGCGGAGTCAACATTGTTCATCATGTTGTAGTCAGCAGTTGCTGGTAAAGTGATGTTGCTTGCATATTTTGCGGAAGTACTCATCTTGTCAGGAGTAACGGCATCATCAAGTATGTTATCAGTATCTACTGCATCGTCAGCAATCTTTGCATTGGTAACAGCATTATTGGAAATAGTTCTTTCATTAATAGCATTATCTGCTATCTTGACATTGGTTACCTGATAGTTGCCTATTGCCGACGTGTCAACAAACTCACCAGCAAGCGTTGTCTGTAATGTCGCTACTGCACCAAAGACTGCATCTAAATCTGCTTCCAACGGTGTATTCCAGTTGGCAGTTCCGCCTGTTATTCCGTCTCTTGATATAATACTCATTTGTCTCTCCTGTTATTCTGTATGACCGTATCCACCAGCACCGTATTCACCGTTTCCGTATCCTACTGTTCTGACTGGTAGTTCAACTAATTGTAACGTTTTGAATGTCAGGTTGATTTCCTGTCCACATTCTATTAAATAATCTACATAGTTCAAGACATCTATATCGCTCTCGACCGATACAAGGAATGCCGTCTTTTCATCTATGTCTGTCTGTGTTATTGTCTGTGTCTCACTTGTTGCAGTGTTAAACGGCTTGACATATACTTCATTCTCACCATCTATAATATCCTGAAAGATGTCGGCAAGAATAGCAAGTTCCTGATAATCATAGTTGCCCGACAAAGGATTCTTTGTTTTGGTGAACACATTCTTGAGAGTAACTTGTATGATACCATTGTATCCATTGTAGTCCCTTATTGTGTCGTGTTCAATATTGGTAGCGTCAACAAAGTGTGGTTCAAAGCTAACCTTCGTGAACGAGTTATACAGCGACACCTGTTTATCAAGTGCTTGGTTCGAGACAATGCAGTTACCAAATCGTTTGTATATCATTCTTCTTCCTCCGTGAACCATAGCGACTTCAGTGTATCGTCAAGGTCGTTAGTAAATCTGCTAACAGTTACCAATGGTATGGCTATTCCGTGTCCAGTATTTGTTACGTTATCACCAAACGGTTCTATTGTGCCGTCAAGCAAACACTCGTAACTTAGCAACGGTAACTCATCGGTGTCAGGAAAGAAGTTTACCGTTCCGTTTGTTGTGTGTATGATACCGTTAAACATATCCGATAACTTCTGTACTTCTACGACAAAGTCAGGTTGTAATACATCATTCAGTGTTATGGTTAACATTAACCTGTACCCATGAAACTTCCTTAACTTCTCGTACCTTTGAGTTTCGTGGTCAACCGACACAAGCCTTGGAACAGCTTTAACGGTAACGAAATCAAACATTGCATCGTCGTAACCGGTCTTCGTGAACTTAACACTTGATACTTTATTTATCATACTTCATCCGTTCTTGCTTCCCATAAGGTTATCTGCTTAGTCTTGTCACCGGTAATTGCAACTGACATGATTATCCAATTTTTGCTGTCGTAGCTAATAAGGTCGCCAATATTGCCACGATTAAAGAGACTGCCTTCACGTTGATGTAAAGTTATTTCGATAACGTTTGTATCGTTACGCAAAATTGATTCGTAAATATTATTGTAAAGCCGTTGCAAGTTATAGTCAGAGAAGTAAAGGTCGTCAAGTATTGCTCTGCTATCGTGGTAACTGAAAAACAGCTTGCTGTTCTCACGGTCTATTATGTTACTGTTATCCGCAATGGTATAGTTAGGAGAAGCAAGGCTTGCCCTATAATTGGTTCTCGGTTGAAACTTAACGGCATTACTTAACTTGTCGAAATAACACCTTAAGTTGTTGGTATAGCAGACAAGCTTCAATAGGTCAAGTGCTGGAAGAATATTTTCTTCGCCAAAATTGTATTCGTGAATAGCAAGCAGTCCCTCATACTTAAGGTTCATTTGGACAAGCGGTAACGTTGGGTTCACGACACCTAAATAACTTTCCGTAATGTTAAGGCTATAAGTATTACCATTTAATGTAACCGACTCTGTCATTGTCAATGGTGTGGAAAATGCAAGGTTGTCTGGTATCGTCGGTGGTGACTGATTTGTTTCCCATGCTGGTGGCACATATTCAATAAACGCTACCCTTTCGGTTGTGTCCTTATGGATCATACCGCTATCATATATTATTTTCCTGATAAATGTTACATGGGCACGATACCAGCGGTAATCAGGGGTATCAGTCCATCCTTCCAACGCTCTGAATATGAACCTGAATTGTCTATAGTATCGAAAGACTGCCTTACCGTTCTCTATCCTTAAGCCGGACAAGTCACGAAACTCTATCGTGCTAATGATTATATCGTCAGGAGAGTAATCACCATCAATGTTTGGCAACCAGTTTATAGCATTGCTTACGCTTGGGAACTCTATAGGGTCGCACCGTAACGGCTTGTGAACATCTTTAGCTCCAGATAGAATATTAACACTGTTCCATTCAGAAACAAGGACATCCTGTATAACTGGAAAACCAAAAGAAGCTACAGTTGTCGGCGAAGTAACATTAACATTCTTCTTTATATCATCAACATCTACGAGTATAGTATCTATTCCACCTATCTCATCTGTTTCATATAAGAGACTTCTTGCATCTTCTTCTGACATTTCTACGGTATTATCTGTAACGGTATCAGTGTCACTATCGTACGCCCATCCCATGATTTTCAATAACTGCTGTGCCGTGAGATATGAGCCTGCAACCGTATTCATGGAAACATTTATCTTTGCGTCTTCAAGTGCTAACTTGTACAAATACAATGGGTCAATAGCTGAGATCGTGTAAGTGTTTTCCTTGTAGTTGTATTTGATCGAGTCCCTCTCTATGAAGCCCCTAAATAAGGTCGAGCCGTCGTCACCTGTAGTAGAGATAATTAATCTTGCTTTAGTTATATTAGTTTCTTCAGGTCTTGGGACAGTTCCTTCGTAATCGTAAACAGATTCATGTATCGTCTTTGTTATAATTTCTTGGTCATTCTGGAGATGTCCCATCAGGACTTCCTGTAACTGAATGTTCCCACTTAAGGTTATACTTGCAGTCTGGGGTTCTTGTATGAACAGGCTTTCATCGAACAGGTTCATATCGGAAACATCCCACGCCAACACACCGCTACTTACATCAAGTGTCGTATAAGAAGGCGGTGGAGATTCTGGATTAAGATACCTTATTTCTACCTTTACCATTATATGCCAACCCTTTCCCTTGTTGCTCTACCTCTATCCGCAAGCTTTGAAACTTTTACAGGGTCAATTGTTTTTGTTTCAATGTATATTCTGTCTTCCTTAATTGCATTCAATAGCTCACGTATCTCTGACTTGCTCCATCCGTCACCGACTGTTACATTACTTGCTGCCGCTTTACCTGTGTAACCGCCTGTAGCGTAACTACCGCTAATCTGTGGTCTCTTGACACCGCTTCCTTTTCCAGCAAGGATATCTCGTATCGTGTAAAGCAGTCCGACATTACCTTTAGTTGCTTTCTTGTCAAACACAAACTCTTCTTCGTGAACTGTTCCGACAGGTCGCTCTCCTGACTTATCACGCTTCATGTTAGACTTTCCAGTGTAACCGCCTTGAGCAAAGCTTTGTGAAGCAATAATGCCAAGCTGTATCGCACCTAAAGAAGCTACTATTGCTGTTAGTATAGGATTGTGTAAAACCTTTGTAATAGCGAGTGCAATGTTCATGGTAGCGGAAGCAAGAGCAGCTACTTGTTCCTGTTGACGCAACTTCTTTTCACGTTTAGCCTTCTCTTCGTCGAGCTTTGCCATTTCAGCATCGAGCCAAGTTTTGCTTCTGAACTCAAGCTCGTACCGTCTCTGTATCCTACTTGCAGCTTCGTCATACTCTTCCTGTATCTGCTGTTTACGTATCTGTAGATAAGAGTTCCATATATCCTGTAATTGGCTTGCAATGTATTGTTCCGCTTGTACTCTGCGTTGGTAAGCGTCTTGTTGTAATGCTTTTTCAACTTGCAAGTAAGCTTCAGTTCCTTCAGTCAACTCCGATAACTTCTTGTTCAGTTCGGCACGTTCAGAGAAGCCTGACATCATCTGTACGATTTGTGAAGGTAATGGCGAAGAAATGACACGGTCAAGCATATCCTTTTCAAACTGCGTGAACATATCCTGTATATCACGTAGCTCTTGTTCGTATCCCCTACGGTCAAGCTCAACATGTATTACAAGTCGCTGGAACTCCGTAGTGTCTTGGTCTTCGAGAAGTTTTTTCAGGTCAACATAAGACTGTCCTGTAACGTCAAATTGTTCACCATAGTAGTCCTTGAGTTGCTTAATTCCCAACTGTAACCGTAGCTGTTCTGCGTCATTACGTTGCTTCCATGCTTCGTCTTGGTCTTCCTCGAAACGTTCAAAGTCTGACAGACCTTGTCGCCTTATTTCTTCTAACGCCTTAAATAGCTCAAGTTCAGTCGCAATTGTATCTTCACCAGCAGCTTTCTGTGCTTTTATTAATCGATCGTAAATCGCTTTTGCATCTTCTTCTGTTGGCATTTTAGCGTCAATCTCGAAGCCTAACTCAATAGCTTCTGCTACTACCTTCTGTTGGTTCAGTATTTTGCCAAGCTCAACATTTGCTTCGTTTAACTCTTTTTGTGTCTCAAGCCTATTCTTCTGTAACCTGAACAGTTCATGCGAGATACCTTCAAATTCCTTAAGGTATCCTATCGGTAGCTTGCTTTCATTTATCGCTCTAACTTGCTTAAGTATCTTCTCATGTTCACGCCGTATCTTTTCAAGTTCAATCTCTTCTTTTGCTCTACCTGCTGCCATGTCCGTTTCAATGGCAAGCTGTTCTTCTAATGCTTCACGACGTTTCGCTATTTCAGCGGGGGCATATTCAGGCGGAACAGGTGGTTCAGGTGTTTCGCCAATTGCTTCGCTGTATTGCAGTGCTAAGCCAAGCAGCAGCTTATAAGCTTCTGTTCCTTCTCGTAACCCGAAGGCAGTTATATTGTTAAGTTTATCCTGTGCTTCCTGATTCCCTTCAAGTCTTTCTTCTAACAGTGTAACGAGTTCCGTAACTTCTTTGTATTGTTCAGCGGTATCGTATATGTTATCAGTTCCACGACCTGCAAGAGCAAGTATAGATTTTCGTGCAACTTCTTCACGCTCCAATTGCTCTTGATATCCTGCACTTGCTTCTTGTTCGTCTTTAAGTAGTCCTATAGTTTGGGATATTGCTGCATTCAGGCTTTTTGAATCTTCCAGTGCCCTTCCTTGTGCCCTTGACGCTCTACGTTCTGACCGTATTGCTTCTTCAACATTCTTTATTGCTTGCGATACAACTCCTGAAAACTCTTCAAGCCTTTTTATTTGCTCATCGGTTGTCAGTTCACCTATATCTCCAACGAATGGAGTGGCGGTAAAAATGCCAGCCCTCTTGTCGAATGCTTCACTTAACTCTTCCATTAGTATAGCAGAAGGTCTTATACTTCTTGTTTCTCTCTCTATTGCTCGGAAAGACTTAGGTATGTCACGGATAAAATCTACAACATCTTCACGAGTTTTAGCAATCTCTTCACGATATAACTTGAATGAAAGAATTGCCTCTTCGGTATCAACCCTTGACATCTCTTCATTCACTCTTTCCATTGCGTCTGCCGTGCCATGCAGTTCTTCACCTAACGCTTCCTGTATCTGTGCAAGCTCCGCATCTGCTTCAGCGTTCCTGTTGCTTTGCCCTTCAAGTTCAACCATACGCACAAGCATTTCTCGCCTTGAGCGAAGTTGTGATTGTTCGATACGCATGGTCTCGATGTATTCGTCTCTTAATTGCTTTGTAATCTCAACTAACTCTTTAGTTCTATTCCTATATGCACCAACAAGACCAATAAGCGTAGCAAGAATAGCAGCTGTCCCTATAAATGGATTGGCAAGTAACATTGGTGTTAGTTTTACAGCAATCGCACTAAAAGCAAGCATGGCAACCGTGCCTTGACCTAACAAGCCAATGAGAGTTGACATACCTTTAGCAAAGTCTCTCATAGCACCTATGCCAAGTGTCAAAGACGGCATCACTTCCTGTCCTAATACAAGAGCAGCGTCAGCAAACTGTGCCTTCATTTGTTCCATTCTAAAACTATCTGTTTCTACAAGTTCACCGAATTTACGCTGTGTCTCACCTGTCCTGTCTAACATTGCATTGTATGTTCTTGCATAACGCTCCGTGTCGGACAGACCAGCGGCAAACGCCATTACCCCACGTCTTGACGAAGCAAGTGTAGTTATAACTTCTTCATCCTGTATCTTTGCAACCTGTTCTATTATGTAGCCGAATCCTTTGGTACGCAGTGTAGCTGCATCCATTTCAAGACCGTATTGTTCAATTGCACGTTTTGCCTTGTCCGTAGGATTCATTATAGTTAAAAGTAATTGCCTTAAAGCTGTAGTTGCCTCACCTGCACTCAAGCCTTGTTGTGTCATAATTGCAACAGAAGCAGCTAAGTCTTCTATCTGCACGTTAAACATACCGCCAACAGCAGCTACTCTACCCCATACAGGAGCAAGGTCTTGAAGCGTTGTTTTACCTTGCGTTACAATGGTTGATAACAGGTCGGTTACGTCAGCAGACCTACTTGCTTCCATATTGTAAGCGTTAAGTGTAGTTGTAACAGCATCGGTCGCAATCTTAACATCCGTAAACTCTGCAACAGCTAACCGCATTGTACTGTTCAACACTTCAGTAGCATGGTTAGTGTCTATTTGTGCTGAAATAATATCATATAAAGCTCTATTAGTTGTCTCAATTGTTTGAGCATACCTAACCATTGAAGACCTTGACGCTTCAGCAAACTCCGACCTAAGTGCTGGACTGTCATCTTCACCTAAGAGTGAATACACTCTTGCCAATGTATCTTCAAACTCCATTGCAAGCCGTATCCCTTCACGCAAACCCCTGTGCATATACTTGAACGCATCGTAAGACAGTTTAGCGGTAATAACGAATGCTATCCTGTTAGCAACCTTCTCTAATGTGAACGCTTCACGAAACGCATCACGTAGCGTCTCTGAGAAGCCTCTGCCTGCACGTTGTGCCCTTGCTGTATGTGAAGCTGTCATATCAAGGTAGTGATTTGCCTGCTTAACATTTGCTTTAACTTCACGCCAAGCAGTTGAGTTCTTTTCCGCACTCACAGCAACTTGTCTCTGCTTCTGGTCAACTTGCGAGACATTGTTAATCATTTTCTTGTATTCTTCGTTTGCCTTTTGTGCAGCATTCTCACCTAAACCAGCGTCACGTATAGCCTCAACCGTTGCAATACGTTCCTTGTCTAACTTGTGTATATCGTATATAAGGTTCAAATGACTCTGTGTTTGTTTATTAATATCGGTAGCAGTGTCACGCAACTCTTCCTGAACAAGGTTAATTTCCTGTTCCGTTTTAATACTTCCGTCTTTAATGCCTTTCCTGTACTCGTCAAGCCTTGCAAGCTTTTCCTGTAAAACTTCTTGTTCCTTTAAGGCTTCGGTGACGCCTTCGTATTGGCTCAACGATTCCATATCAATAGGCAATTGTGTAACCTTTGAAAGTACTGTACTTAAGTCAGAAGTCTTTTGTTCAAACTCACCTAACACCTTAAGGCGTTGTTTCTCGGTGACAAGCATATTTTGTTGTTGCTGGACTGCTTTCTCATTTTCTTTTTGTATGTTCTTTGTATGGTTAAAATGTTCTTTAATGTCCGCAAGAAGGTTCTTCTGCAACTCAAGCTTTCTACGGTATTCGTCAGTAGATGTTTTCTCGGTTGCAATAAGGTCTTCAGATATACGCTGGTATTCACGTATCATCTGTGCCGACTCTTCTTCAACACCTAAATCCTTAGCCTGTCTCTTTAGTTCAACTATCTTGGCATAAGCAGTATTCTGCTGTTCAATTATTTGTGCTTGCTCTCGGTCTCTTTGAAGTATCTGTCTTTGTTGTTCCTGTCGTTGCTCGGCAATACTGTTCGCTTTTTCGTCAACAGCAACTTCCTGTTTCTTTGTTTCAAGGTTACGCTGTTCTGCTTCGTTGAGTTGGTTTGATGTCTGGACACGTTCTGATGCAGAGGTTTTCCCCTTTAACTCAAGCTCAAGTCTTGCCTTGATAGCATCAATTTGTGTGTTAATAGAAGAGACTTCTTGGTCAGTAAGCTGGTTACGTTCCTGCTGTGTCTTGTTAAGGTCTGTCTGTATCTTGCCAAGATTGTCAATCTGTAACATGACCGATTCAATCTTCTTACGCATCTCTTCGTAGGACAAGCCTAACTGGTGAACCAGTTTCATTAGTTTTGTTATTTCGTCACCAGCAGAGAATTCATCCTGTGCTTTAGTTGCTGTCTTCAGCTTCTTTATAATCTCGTCAAGTTCTTTGCCGACCGCTTTTACCTGATGTATTGTTCTCTTCTCAGCCATTATATGTCCCCAATGTCAAGGTTGGTATCTATGTTTGTTACCTTTTCTTTCAATCCAAGCAGTTCCTTGTCAATCATATCAAGTGCTTGTTGTGCTAAAATGTCTTCTGCTCTTCTTACGTAGTACTTAAATCCGTGTCGTGCCACTGCACCTATTCCTGTTGAGTGTCTTACCGTACCGCCTGTTTTGAGGACACGACCGTAAGTTCCATCTATTATCCACTGCTTATTGTTAATGATTCCAGATATCCTTGGAGCCATTGCCTCTATTGTTCCAGGAGATAGACCAGCATCTTGTAGTTCGTTTTTTTGCTCCAGCCATTCTATTATACGCTCTGTCGTTACTGTCTTGCAAAGACCTGTTTCTCGCTCTTCATAGTATGGTGAGTCAGTGAATAGTTCGAAGTCAGTTGCAATGATGCCTGTCCGCTTAAACTCCACCTGAAACGACCTTGCAAGGTTTCCAGACGCACTTTGTTTACGGTGTTTCAGCTTCTCTTCGAACCATGCAGAAAAAGAAGCAAAGGTATCATATAGTAATTGATCGACTTTGCTTCTATCCATTATTTCTTTTTCATCCTTGCTTTTGCTTTTTCACGTGCCTTCTGTGATTCGTACAAAGACAACGCATCCTTGTAAATTGCATTTAGTGCTGGAGCATAGTTGACTTTCTGTGCAACCGACTTTATCGCCTTTGTTACGTCTGTCTCGTCATGCAAATAGGAGAGGATGTTGAATATCCCCTCCCTGATGTCCTGCGAAACAATATCTTCGCTCATGTAAACAGCATCTTCATAAGGATACTGGTTAGGATTAATACCGTTCTTGCTTAATCTTGTACAGATTTCGAGGTAGTGGTTTCCTTCTGAGCCTTCATCGCTTCCGTCATCGCTCTTATCTGAAGGTTTCTCACTGACTCTACCTCCATGTCGTAATGCACTTTCTTGTCGCCTAACATTGTCACGATTAATTCTTTCAATTGACTTTCCGTATTGGTAAAAAAATCAATGGCAATGCCAACAACCTCCGTGTACGGCTTGACGTAGTAGTTGTCCTTCTTACCTGTCAGGACAGCGAAGAACTCGTTGAATGTTTCTTCGTTGTGCAGTGACCCCAAGATAAAGGCGTTTGCCAATTTCTCAGGGTCATCGCTAACTGGGATGTCACGCATATCAAGGTCATCAAGAACCCTTTTAACCCTTGCTAATTTATCGACTGTTAACATTGTTCACTCCTTTTAATTAATTGGTTAACGGTTTAGGTGGAGTCTGGGTTTAGGTGGAGTCTGGGTGGTCGTCAGGTGGTGTAATAGCTATTGTATCCCACTGGTCTGGTGAAGCAACTTTCTTTGTAAAGGATACAGGAAGTGTGTTCACTTCTCCGCCACCAAAGTTGTGCCGGTAATTGTAGATTACGTCTCTGACTGACATGTAAATGTGGTCAGTACCGTTCTCTTCTACAGGGTCAACTGTCTTTAGGCATACATCAAAGCTTTTCTTGTCGTGCCCTCTCATTGCATTAATGTTATCAGTAGTAAGATGTGCAATGTCAAACGCAATAGTTCCACGAGAGCTTACATTGATGTCCCCGGAAATGTTTAATTCAACCGTATCTTCACCTTCGTAGGTATTTAACACGGAGTCAGTAATACACTGCCCAACCTGAACGAAATCATCATCGTCGTGCAGTTTAAGGTACACATCATAGTGTATCTGTTTAACGTTCTGTCCGTAATCGAAATCGAAAACTTGTGCCATTTTTTTCTCCTATATTGTGATTATGTTATTGGTGTTTCCACCGTTACTATGTTCGAATATCTTAATAGACTCCCAGTATTGACCCGAACAGCTATTTCTATCTCGTCTATGGTATTAAAGTCATAGTTAAGAGTAGAGGTGACCGCTGTTGGGGCAATAGAATTCGTTTCAACTGCCCAGTCTTTCCAACTTCCTGAAGAATATTCTCTTACCCATATCTCCTGAGTATCAGTCTCTTTAATATCTTCAGATAAATCCCAAGTTAAGTCTATATCATAGGTAGTCCCTGCATCAAGTGTAGTGTCGCCAACTTCGAGATTTGTTGCCGTATAATCCACATGGTCAGTAGGCTTTGTGTTAGTGACTGTGTCCCAATCTACTGGTGAGTTTACTTTCTTGGTGAATACAACAGGCAGTGTTTCAACATCACCACCACCAAAGTTCTGCTGATAGTTCATGATAACGTCTCGTACTATCATGTATCGTTTAGTTGATGCACCTTCTGCTGTTCCTATCGACTCAAGACAAACATCGAACGTTTTCTTGTCGTGTGACTGTAGTTCGTTGATGTTGTCAACTTTCAAGTGTGCTATGTTAAAAGACATCGTACCCATTGAGTTAACGTCAATATCGCCACTTCGGTTAAGCCTTACCTGCGTTTCACCTTCGTATGTATTGTTAATCGAATCGGCAGTACACTGACCAACAGGTATCAACGGTCTCAATTCATCATCATGGAGACGTAGGTACACCTCGTAGTCAAGGAACTTTACGTCTTGCCCATAATCGAATGAAAAATCTTGTGCCATAATTACATCCTTATTGTTATTTTTATACCAGTAACTTTATTCTTACCGATAACTGATTCAAAGTAATCAAGCTGACCTGCTGGCAAGAAATTCAAAGTAGATATAACGGTAACGATAGAATTGAACAGTGTCTTATTGGTTCTACGCTTTGCACCTACGTCTGCATTTTCTGCCACGTAGTCAGCAAGTATCAGCGTTATCCTGTCTTGTTTTTCAACTATACCGCTAACATTACCAACGGTATCGGTAGATTGTGGGATAACCCAAAACACTGGATACTGGTCTGCTTCAGGAATAAAGAAGTCAGAGTCGCTAACCGTAAGGTCTTCAAACTCTTCTTCTACTGCATCTACAAGCTTATCTATCTTATCGAATATCATATTATGAATACCTCACCTTCACCTTGAGCGGTATCTGCCTTTTGGCGTATAAGGTTAATTGCTTGGTTATAGTAGTGGTCTCTCAGCGAAATAATTTCTCGTATTTGCGACGGTGATAGCTGTCCTTGACCAAACGTTTCCTTGTCGGATATAACGTCGCCTTTTGTCATCTGCTTCAAACTCAGTGCAAGTTGTGATAACAATACAAACGCTTCTGCTTTTTCCAGATTAGCAAGCCGTTTCTCATCTTCGGTGTATTCCCAGAAGTCCTTTGCGTCAAACTCGGCTCTATCGGAAGCATTCATTGCGGTAAAGGCTTCAACGTAATCCTGATACTCATCTTCAAGTAACGTTTCCATTCTACTGCTAACTGTTTGGTACATATTGTTATTGTTCAACAACTTGTTGGTAACGTCAGCTTCCAGAACAGAAAGGTTGACAGCAATATCCTTGATTATCTCGCTATGTGTTTTCATGTTATTAGTTTCATCTTCTTGAACTTGTTACGCATTGTGGTGTTGACACTGTAAGCATTGCCACGCTTGTACTGCAAGTAATTCTTCTTGAATATTACTCGCACATACTTATTGGTTTTAGTTACTATGTCTCTCACTGCTTCATCCTTAGTAGTGTACGTAATTCCAAGCTTTCCTGCTAACGCTCTGACATCTTGCCAACCCATTGCTTCAAGCTCTTCCTTACTCCACTCTTTGTTAACATTGAAGTATCTTTCAGTGACTTCTTCTTTCTCGCTCATGCTAAACTCCTTTAATATAGGGGTGACCGAAGCCACCCCATACGGTTATCTATCATTATAAGCCGTCTGTAACAGTAATTGTCTTTTTAGCCGACTGTGTTAATTTTCCATCCTTGAATGAACGGAACACCCAAGTGCCTGCTGCCAAGTCAACAGATGGGTCGTCATTGTCAATCTTGAACGTAGTTACGTCAACAGCATCAACAGCGGTAGCATAGTCATCAAGGTCAGCAACGTCAGCAAGAGCAGCATAGTAAATCTCTGCACCAACGGTGTCGGTGTAAGGATAAACGGTAGCTGTTCCACCAGCAGCGCTAACACTGATTGATCCACCAGCTTCAACTTCTCCATCTTCAGGTTTCGCACCAGCACCAGCCATTACAACTGGAGTCTCAACGGTAGCGTTCCTGAACGCAACGGTCATAGCATAAGGTCGTTTAATTGCAAGGTTCATGTAGAATACATAAGTGAACTCGTATCCGTTTCCACCAGTATCGAGTCTTGCTTTGTACTCTTTAGTCACTCTTGCTTCAGTGTGACTTACAATAGTAAGGTTCTTCAGGTTGCCAAGTACGATTACACCATTAGTTCTCAAAGGTCTCATGTGTTCGCAGTGAACTACACGGTAACCCTTGAAAGGCGGTACTGTACCATTAGTTAACCAAGTTTCACGTAAAGCAACGTTAACACCAACAAACTCGTTAGTCCCGGCAACAACTGGGATAGCTCTCATGTCAGCATAGTTGTTAGCGTCTTCACGACTCATCATAAATGAAGCTCCGTTCAAATGCTGTGTCTCGGTTTCACGAATCATTCTGTTCATTATTGTAAGAGTATCACCAGCGTCAGGAGAAGCACCTGCATCCAACTTAACAGGAGTCATTAAGAAACCGTTCTTTCCTAAAAGCTCCTGAGAACTTGTAGAGAATGTGTTCTTTCCATTCATGGTTCGCAGTCTGTGCGGGAAACCGTAAAGCAATCTGCTGAAACTTGTAGCATCACGGTGTTCACCGTAAGCGGTAAGCCTTGCAACGTCGTTACCAATCTCTGCAATTTTTGCCTTCTCAAGTTGATCCATGTAGTTAGGATTACCAAGGTTGTAAATCAGGTCACCAATCTTGATGTCCCACTGTGCTTCAATCTCTTCACAGAATACATCAAACGAGTTGATTGCACCTAACCCCTGCTTCTCGCCAGCGGTAAGCTGTCTGCCAAGTCTCTCGGTAGATACCAAGAACTCTTTGTCGGTGATGCCTAACGGTACTTTGGTTACACGGTCACGAGTGTACTCATGCGAGAACTCGTTCATGATTGGTGTGTTCTGCCACATATACATGATAAGCTCTTGTGCCTTCTGGTCAACAAGCCTTTCATCCATTGCATAGTCGCCAATGTTCTTCTGCAAGACATCCTTGTCAGGGAAGTGCTTGTTCAAAAGAGATATAGCTTCTGCGTTTCCTCTTTCTGCTAAATTCTTGACCAAGCCAAGATGTGTTTTGTTAAATTTCTGTGCCATTATTTTGCCTCCGTAGTAAATGAAGTCTCGACTACTTCTATTCCAGCAGGATTGTCGCCTGTATTTCCTGGCTGGTCATTTTCGGTGAACTTCTTTTCCAGCTCTTCTACCTTTGTATTCAGTGTATCCTGAATGGTTTTGGTAAGATTAGCCACTTCAGTATCGATGCCTTCTTTAATAGACTTCGTAATCTCTTCGACGTTAACCTTTTCGTCAATACTTTTCGCAATGTCTTCTTTGGATATAATACCTTCAAGTTTGGTATTAACATCTTCAAGAGACTTCTGCAACCCTGCAACCGTTTCGGTCAGTTTTTGTAACTCTTCCATGTTTACCTCATCTTCTTGTTTTGTTTCGTTTTTTTCTACATTTTCATTAGCCCTTAAAGACCAGAAAATACCATAACTATTCTCATCAAGATTAGCTTCCTCTTCCTCTGTCCTGATATATTCGCTATCAAATATTTTACCAGCTAAACTAAAACCGGTAATGTTGCCTTTGCTAAACTCATCCCACATCTCAGGCGTAACCTTAACGGCAAGCACCCATGAACCTTTTGATATTGAGTCTTCGTTTATCAGCATATCCATTGGAGCAATATAGCTTTCTACTACAACACCTTTGCCTTCCATGAAGTCATGCTCGTGGTCAATGTTACGATAGTTGATAATAAAGTCATGAGCAGCCTTTTCTATAAGCTCTGCACCCATAAAGTCATCTTGCTTGTCAACTTCATCAGGCGAGTACACAACGCCGTAAAGGATTCTCTTGGCTTCACTATTACCTTTAATAAGGCTAACCATAGCTTTCTTTGTTTCTACTACGTCTTCCTGTAACTTATCCCTGCTTTTCCATAGGAAAAAACTCTTACCTGTAGCAGGTCTTTTAACTAAAGAGACAAAATCAACTTCAATATCTTTGAGTCGTCTCTTTTTCTTTTCAAGTTCACTTAACGGCATTTATACCTCCACTTAGAATTTATCTATATTAGTATCGGTTAGCTCACGGCTTGTGCTACTTGTGTCCATTCCAGCACGTGGTTCACCTTCGTCTGTTACGTTAGGACTATCACTATCACTATCATTAACTGTTGTGTCCGATATTGGCATCTCTTTCTTCTTCAGCTCTTCACGTATCTCGTTAGTTGTTAGAATACCTTGCTTGTGGTACATTACGTGAACAATAGCGTCATCTTTTTCAGTAGTAATCTTGATACCACGTAGGCGTATCTTTGGGTCAAAGCCAAACAAAGATTTCATAAGCCTGTTAATATTGTTCTCGTAGAACCTTTGTCGTGGCTTGACAATCATTTCAAGGAAAACCTTTAACGCTCCAATCGTAGCCGTGCCACCACCAAAGTTAGAGCTACCACTTTGCGGTAACAACTCCATTGGCATCAGGTGAGCAGTTGAAACAACTTCAGCTATGTCCTTCTTGAGCTTCGAGAATGATTCATCGTAGGACTTGCTCATTTCCTTAATAGTAATGTTAGCCTTTTCGTTATCGAACATCATAACCATACCACGATGCTGGTTTTCGATACCTTTTAGCTTCTCTTGCATCTCAGTAACAAACGCTTCCTTTGCCTTCTTACTCATCTTGACACCTGAAACAGCAATCACGTAATTAGGCTGTGCGTTGTTGCTGAAAAAATTTATGTTAAAATCTGATACATAACGGCTCTCAAGTATCGACTGCTCTATTGACGTGTACGTAGGCTCTCCGTAAAAGTCACTGTTAACAGAAGCACCTTTAATATGGTACAACCTTGTGTCAGTAGCTTTCATTGTACCACGGTACGGATTGTACTGATAGGTGTCCTTTAAACCAAATGGTGTGTTGTATCTGCAAATGTAAAGATACTTTTCAACCGTACCAGCAATCGGTCTATCGTTCGCATCATACAAAGGTCTGATAAAGATGTTCTTTGCGTTTACATTGTAGAGTGCAACCTTGCTACCTGCTTTACGTACCTGCATATAAGCATTATTAAATATCTCACCGTTCATCACTAAAGAGTAGATAATTTCTTCAAGTGTCTGCTCGTAAATCTCGTTAGGGTTCTCAAGGAAACGCTTGAACGCATCAGTCTGTTCACTCTCAGGAGCTAATATCTCGATACCATTTCCAGCAATCATAGATGTCTTTGAGTTGATACACGCAGAGTGTGTCGTATTAGCTTTCAACCAACCAGTAATAATAGAAGGGTCATAAGGTGGTTTTACATAGGACTGGTCTTTCAAATACTGGAACACTGCCGTATCCGTTGCTGGAATATTAGAAGACAAGCTCTTTGACAGAGTATTGTTTCCTTGTACTGCAAACGAAAAGGCATACACCTTGTCGTCAGCTTTCTTTTGCCGATAAACACTTATATCTTTCTTTTTCTCTTGCATATTATTTCCTTCTATGAGACCATGATAACCAAATACGGAACTTCTGTCAAGTTATTTCTCACTTCTTTCTCCCTTTTGTTCAAGTTATTGCTTCGTGCCATGTATAAGGTAAAACTCACTTGTATCTCCACAATGTATTACAGTGCCGTAATGAACTAATAATCTATTGTATCTTCTTATTACTGACAGGAGTCCGTCAAAGTGCCTTACATGTGAAGCAGAGTCATAGTTTGGCACTGTTAATACTACTTGTGTCCCTGGCTTAAGTGAATCTATTACCGCTATATCTTCTGCAATATGTTCCAACACTTCACAAATGATAGCAGTGTTGTAGTCATCGCTGTGGTCGTAATCTTCAATGCTAACACACTGAAACCTATCTTCGTACTTTGGACACCTTTTACGTGAAAGCTCTATTGCTACCGAAGAAATATCTATACCTTTTATATAGTTGTATCCTGAACTAATAATAAGTTCTGCAAGCTGACCAGTTCCACAACCTACGTCAAGTATCCTTGCATTAGGTATATTACGTAAATACACCACAATGTTGTTATACAGTACACCGTGTGGAGACTGTTGTGCTGAAACATTAAGACTGTAGCTCTCCTTTGTACGGTAAAGGTTGTCATAAAACTCTGCACCGACTTGTGGTCTTGTCACCTGTACCTTCTCATGCCATTCTTTCTTATTTTCCTGTAGGCATCAAACTCATCATCAGGAACAATCCTTGTCTTTTTTTTCTTTGGTATCATTACCTTGAAGTTTGGCTCAACACCGTTTGCCCATACATAGTTTATCTTGCGGATTTCTTTCAATATTAATAATTCCTTGTAAATCTGTTCCCACTGCTTTCCTGAAGCACGGTAACCGTGAAGTTCGTCACAATACTTTTTAGTCTTAACCGAAACTTCTTTCAGGTTAATCTTGCCGTCAAATATGTTACGTAGCAGTTCTATCATACCTTCAACGGTATTGCCCGGGTTAAGCACTGGGCTGTTCTGATATATCTCGTTACATGACTGCCTTTTTGCTTCTTCGCTTATGTAACATATAACAGGTACACCAAATTGCATGGCTTCAATAGCAGAGCGACCGTACGTTCCAGCAGATGTGACTTGGTCGAACATTATAGTAAAGTCTTTCTTCGCTTCGATACACTTTGCGTTACTCATGTTTTTGGTTTCTATTAGGTGAAACTTGTACCCTTGACTTGCAAGGTAATTAAGTGCGGTCTTTAGGTACTGGTCAACACCCTTCCTGTCATTTGTTGCGGGATAGCATCCTATAATAGGTATCTTTCGCTCCTTCCATGTGTATTGAGCATTCTGACTATCAATAGCGTGTGGCGTAAAGATATTATTAAGGTCAGGATAGCAAAGGTCTGGAGATAAAGCTGTCCTGATATGTGTGTTGTTGATAATCTCACTTGTCTTTGGTCTTGTCCATTTATTGTAAACTGGATGTGTCTCATCTCTTCTTGATGCCGTACCACAATGAGTAACAATAGTACCAGCGTCAGGATTAACAGGAACGGAGTATGTTTTGTTGCCAATAACCAACATAAAGTTATCGTACTCTCTCCTGTACAGGTGTAATTGACCATTCTTGATAATTGGCATACCGTCCCATTTTAGATGTAATATATCAGAGTGTCGCATACATTCTTGGAAAAACTCAGGATTCTGAGAAGCTACAAACTCCGCATCGAATGGACAGGATATTTTCTGTCTGCTAACAAACTGTCTAACCTTAAACTTAGTGTGTCGGTTGATAGCTTCGGCGTAGTGATACCCTGAACCTGCAAAATCGGAAACAGAGAACATGGTAACTACATGGTCTTCCTTGTTGTCAAGGTCTTCTATTAGGTACTTGACTCGATTCCTGTTGTGGTAAGTGCTGTCGCAAAAGTACTCCTGATGAATGTTCTTTATGCCGTCACCGTACCCTTCCAGCAAATACCTGAAGTCCTTATCTTCCTTGTACTTTGACAACCAATGTTTTGTTGTGTTGGATATTGCACTTCCTTGTAGCCTTCTTGACCACATATATCCTTTACGGTAAACATCAAAAGGCAACTGTCCGTAATCGTGTGTGCTTGTTTTGATTGGTATAACATGGTTAAGGTATCCCTGTGCAATTGTCTTTGTCATTGCCATACCTTCAGGCGTGATATCCGTCTCCGACAAGTTAGCTAATACAACGTCAAGGTATTTGGTTCTATAGATACCCCATCCGTAACGATTACCGACCCTAAACTTATCGTCACAATAGCTTGAAAAGTGAAACGTTTTCTCTTCAACCATATTTTCTGCTGTGTCAAGAAACTCTTGCATCGCTTCAGGATAAAGGATACCGTCAGCACCAGCGATTAAAAGCCATTCCTTGTCACTTGAAAGACCTATCTCATAGCATTTACGTATAGCTTTAGAGTGTGGTACTTCTTCCACTAACACAACCTCGTCAAACATTTGATTCAACTTGTCGAGTGATTCCTGTGTAGTAGGCTCACCACAACTCATTAAAGCTACAATTATTTTGTCTTTCACTTATCCACCTTTAATAGTTGAACAGCATGGATTCTTCACCAGAAGTTTCAAGCATTTGGTAAGCACCTACCAAGCTGTCTGGGGCATCATCTTTCTGCTTCTTCTTTTTCTTGTTGTATCGGAACAATTGTTTCATTGCAAGTTCGTACTCTTCGCTTCGTTCTGACTCTTGCAAGAACCTAAAGTTAATTTTTATAGCTGGAGCATTTGCAAGTATCCTCGTTTCCTTGTTGGAAGAAGTAGGTATCGAGTCAACTATAACACGGTCACTTGACAGCTCTTCTTCTATATTATTTGCAAATATTCTGCCACCACTATTGGACTCAACGATACATCTGCTCAAGTTGTAGTCCTGTATAGCCTGTACTATCCTGCTCTGCGTACTCTCTACAGGGTCTTGCGTAAATATCCAGTCAACTACATAAATGGTTTCTCCAGCTTGTACACAAATCGGAGCAGACAAGTAGTCAGTTCCTTTATCCGCAAAGTCAACAAACATGAACTTGTCAACAATCTCTTCCTTCTTCTCTGGTCTCGATAGGTCGCTTTTCCTGAAGTAACGTAAGCTTCCTTCTTTGAATAGCACGTCTTTGGCTTCTATCGGATCACACTGGTACGCAGCCGTAAAGATATGGTACTGACCACTCTTTGCCATGAACTGCCGTATTTCTCTTGCTCTTTTGGTGCTACACATGGCTTCGCATATACTGTTATCACGCTGGTCAAGGAATGGGAAACTAAATACGCTCCAGTCTTGGCTTCTTGACTCAAGTTCACGACCTATGATATCGGAGACACCCCAACGAGTACCGATAATAATGTCCTTACAGTTTGACGTATGGTCATCACGGGTCAAGTGAGTAGAGATATAGCTTTGCCACGAGGCTTCAGACTTTACTTCAGAGATTACTTCTTTGTAACCCTTGTGTGGGTCATCCAATATCCTCAAGTCCTTAACACCCTTACCTGTAATACCTGAGTCGAGACCTGAGCCTGTGTAACTGTATTCTGTTGCACCTTGAAGTGTCCAGCTAAGTATTTCTTTAACTCGCTTGGACATCTTGATGTGTGGAAACTTGAGCTGATACCTTTCGTCACGTATAACTGCCAACGTATCACGTGAAAACTTCTTTGCCATGTCATCGTCATAAGAGTTACGCATAATCTGCGTTTTCTTACCGTAACGCTTGCCTGTGTTCATGCTGTACAGCCATGTAACAAGCATGGTAACGATATACGACTTACCAAAGCGTGGGAAGACCGTGATAATAAGGCGTTGATACTTATCTTCAAGAAACATATCTTCAAGTATCTGTGCAAGCTGTTGTAACGGCTCTTTAGCGTCAAAGAAAAAAGAGTCATCCCACCACTTACAGTATCTCCAGAAACCACCTTTGGTATAGAAGTTGTCGGAGTCCTGTATTCGGAGTTCCTTCTCACGCTCACGTAGAGCCTTTAGCAGTTCCGCTTCAGAAAGTTCAATCATTAGAATAGGAATAGGTATGAACCTATTAACGCTCCACCGATTACGATTACCAAGTTAACTATATTAAGTATATCCCTTGCTGTTGCAACTGCCTGTCTTGTTGACCTTGCAGTCTCTCTGTCTCGTTGTGCCAAGTGTGACGATACATCTTTTATTAGTACGTATCTTTCGTCAAATTCACCACGACACCTTAGATGTTTTGTTTCTTCCCTTGTTTGCTGTGTTACTATTGCAAGAATAGCCTTGTCAAGCTTAGTTGCCTGGTCTCTCTGCTCTTCTTTTATTGCCGAAATTTCCTTTACAATGTTATCTAATCGTTCTAATATGGTCTGTTCATAGGACATTTATCTACCTCGTCATCTCTGCAAATGAAAGCTTTTACCTGTGATTTCTCAAGGGTTCTATCTACTGTTACCTTCCAGCCTAAGCATCCTAAGTGATGCCTTTGCTCTGCGGTTCTTACTACCTTTGCTTTTACCAACGCACTAACATGAAGTACCGAATGTGTTGCTACGACACTTGACGGTCTTATCTTCTTATTGTTTGATAAGCATATCTCGTACCAAGTGTAGTACCGCTCATACTTGTGATGGTTCGTCATAAACATACGCTCCTTCACTTGAGGGTAGTACCATTCGTGCAGTCTCGCCCATTTCTTTGTTGAAGTCTGCTCTATCACTGTAGCATGGTCTGCAACACTAATAGGCGGTGTCATGTCAGCTTTTACTGCCAGCATCCTTATCCTTTTTCCTGAACATTTTTGAAGTTATATTTCCAGCTACAAACAACCCTACAGCCCACTTCATAAAGTTTGTCCACTCGCTGTACCTTGCATCACCTGTGCCAAGCCAAAGGAAAATAGTTGCAAGTATTATCACAACAAGGATAACTATCAGTTTGGTTGAACACAACTTGTGAGAAAGCGGTTGCATCTTAAATAAGTCCTAACAGTATTGCCAACACAGCACCGATATAGTTGTAACCAATGTCAAGAATAGAGAACTTAATCTCGTACAGCCCCTGACGCACCTTTTCCCATCCGATACCAATAACACCCACGGCAATCAGTATAAACGCAATGTCCGATGTGAACTTCAACAATAAACTTACGATAAAATACGTCACGAAAATATGCAACAACATATCTCGTTTCCCGTCAATCCAGTCCAACATTCCTGTAATCATAATTTGTCTCCTATATGTCGCTTGTTCCAAATAGCTCTGCTTCTTTTAATAGCCTAACCATTATATCTATTAACTCTTCATCACCTTTGCTTCCACTATCCGCTTCAATTCTTTCAAAGAAATCTATCACTTCCTTGGTAATGTGTTCCACAAAGGCAATTGCATTCATCACTGGTATCGAACCAATTCGTAAAACGTTACTTAAAATCACTTCAAACTCCTATTATATGTTTCCGAAATCAGCACAATCAGTTCGTCAAGGTTATCCGTTTGGTACTCGAAGTCAACTTCACCGCTTGCCATGCCAAGGTTACCGCTCTGTGGTAAGCTGTTCAGGTGTATCGTCTTGTAATCTTCACTCCACATGACACGATACTTCTTGTTGTGTACAACGTTTCGTGGTTCAATTGACATTATTTACCGTACACATCAGGTGGCTTTGTTGCTTTGCGTATTTCTGCTGTCATGTCTTCCACTTCTTTGGCAATTCGTGCTATCATAGCCTTGCCTTCGTTAGCAATCCAGTTGTCGATGTTGAGTAGGTCATCCATCATAACACCCACCAATCTCCAAATCCATCAGGGAAACCAGTCCACGGGGATTCTAAAGTACACCCCTTTATCACAAGTTCTTTTGTTGTATTTGCACCTTGGATATGGTTGTTAATAGTTTTCAAGTTTTCTGCATTGTCGGAAGGAAGGTAGTCCTCAGAGTCTGAGAAGTCACCCCAGAACCCACCTTGGTCTGTATCGTCATGGCTGTCTGCACCGTTAAGAATGAATCTGCGTGTTGCAGTATTAGTCCAAGTAGAATTAGCAGCTTTTGCAAGTATATTGGAATACCCTGAAGGCAATGCAGTATCTCCTAATAATTGTATGCCAAACGCATTACTTATTGTCATAGCTTCTGTCTCTGTTACATCTATGGATGTTCCTGTGTTATAAAGACGCAGGGTAATAAGTGCCATATCTGTGATGTCGCCTGTGATAGATGTTCCTGTGTTTAAAAGATACAGGTAAGTAACTTTTTTCTTATTTGGTATAACAAATGCACCACCTGCTGCACCTGTTTTGAAATATATGTCTCTGTTTGTGTCACCTGCTGGTACGGTAAGCGATGTAGCAAATGTTCCACCTGAACCTAACTTTATCTCACAATCACCTGTAGTTTTCAGAATCATCTCTTCAGATGTTCGAATACGTATATATTTTGTGCCACCTTCGTTAGCAGCTACAGTAAACACTGCACTTGCTGCTGGTACTTCAACCGCACTTTCCATCGCCCTAACATCCGTGAACTTCCTTGACAAGGCTTTCAAAAGATTTTGTACGTCTGCTTCTGCCGTGTTGCTGTCGTAGCCACTAACAAGGTTAAAGAAGCCTACTGAGGTCTGTCCATCACCGTCTCTGTCACAACCTAACATAAGGTCGTAGTCAGGTGTCGTAAGGTCAAGGTCTGTGTCCGCTGTACAGAGCCATAAGTTCCACTGGTCACTGCTACGTTCGCAGATGTACAGGTCAAACTTGCTTGAGTTCCACTGTAGTACGAAGCCTAAAGGTTTGTATGATAAGTCTTCCCACTCGAAATCTTCTGGCAATAAGAAGTCAACTGCTGTGTCGTTGAAGACTTTAACTGATACTACCTTGTACTCGCTTGTAAAGCTAAGGCTGAACTCCGTGCCGTTACCTGCCTTGTTGCTGAAGATGATACCTGTCTCTGTCTCATCCTTGTAAACATTTGTCCAGAAGGCTACGCATCCAGAAGCAGCTAAGAAGTCAGGTACTTCTGGGGCTACATTCTTCGTATCGTCTATAAGCAGTACGTCCCTGTCAGTACCAAGTATATCCTGTGTGGCAAGGGTGGGCTTCTCGCTACCAAAGTTAAGAGTAAGCGGAGAAAGGTTCTTTACGTTGTGTAGCAGGTCAACGTCAGTCCCTGTAAGCCTCCGCCCTGCTATGCTTGTGTAGTATTGTTTTATCACTCTTCCTCCTCTATATCCCATTGTTCACCGATCTTCAACTGCTTGATGTTCAGATTCAGTGTCAGTGTGTCGCCTACTTTGTCTTCTGCTGTCTCTACACGTGTGATGAAGTCTTCTGTCTCGGCTAAATAAGCAAGCTCCTGAGCCACTGTAGTAGCCTCTACGTCAACGAAACCTTTTGCGAGTATCTTCATAAGGGCAACTGCGTCAGGTTCTGACAGCTTGCTCTCTGCGTCTGCTACAAGGGTATGGAAGTAAATTTTTCCTTGACTGTCTCCGTCTCTGCTACAGCCAAGGTTAAGCGAAGAATCTTTACCTGTTAGGTTAAGTTCTGTGTATCCTTCCCCGTACCATAGTTGCCAATCCTGTTCAATTTGCGGTGAATGTTCGAGAAGGTTAATCCTGAACTCATCTGCATCCCATTGTAGGAAGAAGCCCAATACTTTACGTTCATACAAATCCCAATCTATTACACCTGATGGGAACGTATAGGCTATCCCTACGTCTCCAAATAGTCTCACCGTCAAGCTGTCATGTTCAGGGTCGAAGCTGATACTCAGTTCGTTACCACCTGTGTCCCCATTAGAGAACACGAACCTTTGCCCATCAGGGTCGTTTACCATGTCAACCCAACAGGCTATGTACCCTGCGTCGGGGATGAAGTCAGGTATTCTTGGAGCTGGTGATGGGTCAGGGGACAAATCTTCAACTGCAATAACTGGTCTGTTTGTGCCGTCAATGTCAACTGTTTTGTGTTCTGGTCTGTTGCTGCCTGCAAACGACACGTCAAGGGGTATGCCTGCACTTGCAAGGTTCTTGACGTTGTAAAGCTTCTCTATCAGGTCTCTACCGCCAACTTCTCCAGTCTTGTAGCCACTGAAAGCGGTATAAAACTGCGTAATCTTGTTTGCCATTATCTTGACCTATATGCGATAATTACCGAGTCATTAGCTTCAGGTATGTGCAGTTTTTGCCAGTCGCCAAAGAACATTAGACCACTACCGTCAGGCAATACATTCAAGTGTGAAAGGTTCTTGCCTGTGCCGTTTTGTATGAAATTAGTTGCATTGTCAGGAAAGTCGGCAACGATTATTTGTATAGCGTTCCACCTTCCTGTATGTGCTTCTGCCGAAGCAGTAATAATATCCCCTTCAACTATATAACTGTCAGCTACCTTTGCTTCTAATGGCTTAAATTCTCCACTCATTCTGTCTCCTCATAGTCAACGTTAAGTATTTGCTTTGATTCTTTTATTTGTTCAAGTGTCATTTTCGATGGGTGTACATTCAAGGTAACAACTCGGTTGTCACGTGAAGTTGCGTTACCTCGTAACAATTCGTTTAATTTAGCTAATTTGTCTATCTGTGTTACCGTTAGTTCTTTACCTTCACCTATAACCGATTCACGTAAGTTACCAATAGCAACCTTTAATATTTCATCTATATCAGACAGCATCTTTGCTCGCTCTTTGGCAAGCTTAGGAGCTATCCTACTTAAAGTATCTTCTTCAAGCTTATCCTGAAACCGCTTTCTCTTGTCATCCCAACCTTCTTCTGAAGACCATTTGCCAATGACCCCTAAAGGTACGTTAAACTCCTTTGACAAAGACCGCAAGCTAACATCAGCACGTGTGATATACTCTGTTTTCAGGTTAGGTTTCTTTGCAGAGTGTTCGTCTTCTCTCATTTACGTAAGTCCTTTACTCTTTGTATCCAGTATGGGTCAAACGATTTCAAGTCTTCAGGCTTAGTTTTGAACATCCACAGTAAAAACTCTGGTATTTCGTCACCACAAAAGGCATAAGCTGGGTTAACATAATACTCTTCACGGTTGTTAATCTGAAAGATACCGACGATACCTTCTTCACAAAACTGACGTATCATTGTACTGAAAGTTGTCTCGGAAATATCAAGAAGTCTGCGAAACATTGCACGGGTACAGGGAACAAGCTCCTTGTCTCTCTTGTAAACTAATCTATTTCTATTTTTTTCTAAAGCTGTAAGCATGATATAGTAGTATTGGTTTAAATTTGCGTGATGGCTTCTAAACGGACATATCTTGGAAACAAAGACCAAATCCCCGTCAACGTTCTTTTGTACCTTCATTACGCTTAAATTGACCTTAGTTTCGTACTGTGCCATCCAATATCACCTTCATCTTATTTCCCACGAAAAGGGGGTTAGTCACACCTACAAAGGAGGATAAACTCGGCACAACCTTCCCCCGATAATGTTTTTGTTGTTATCCATCCTTTAACTTTCATGATACAAGTATAGCGAGACTCGTCTTTTCTGTCAAGAGAAATCGTATCAAAACGTGAAAAAGTTTATGCTTACCATAACAATGCCACCATTCTTGCCACAAATGTCACGAACACTAAACTTTTTTCTAATTTTTATTTGTATGGTACAAGGTAACTTACGTGCCAAGTACAAAGAAATTTCACGGAAAACGCAGAAATAATTTGGCAAAACAAGTGTTTCGACTATATTATAGCCTATATAATATGTTACAAGTATTGTTACAAGAGGTAACAAGTATGTTACAAGTATGTTACATAGGAGGCTATAAAATAATCAAGAACGGTCAGAAAGCAAATTTTTTGTCAATCTTTTTCCAACTTTTTTTTACCCTCCCTATTTTACTCCGTGGCAGGGCAAGGCTGGGCAACGTAACCAGGGCAGGCAAAGC